ATAGATTCTGAATCAGGCGATACACCAACAACTTTAAGTCCTCGCCACGTTGCAAAGGCTCAAAGTATTCTTGGTGATCAAGGTCAGAAATTGACCTCTATCGCTATGCACTCCAAGACTTATTACGACTTGGTAGAGCGCAAGGCGATTGATAGAATTTACGACAACACTGGGGCACCTGATACAGGCGCAACTGCTGGTTCAACTGCTGGCGCTTTCGCTGGTAGTGCGCAAGTCGGTTCTTTCATGGGTCTCAATGTAATCGTTTCTGATGACATCCCAACAACAGGAAGCGGTGCAAGCACTGAATATTCTTGTTTCTTCTTTGCAAATGGTTCTGTCGTAACAGGTGAGCAAGCTCCACAGCGTGTTCAAACTGATAGAGACATCCTTGCACTAGAGGAAGCAATGGCTGTTGATCTTCATTACATCTACCACCCTGTTGGTTTGAAGTATGCAGTGTCAACTGTTAACCCAACAAGATCTGTTCTTGAAACTGTAGGCTCTTGGTCGAAAGTCTACGAAACAAAGAACATTGGTATTGTTCGTGCAACTGTTGTTTCTAACAACGACTAGGGGTAATTAATTATGCCATCACTTTTTGACGTAACTGCTGGCAAAGCTATCGGTTATGTAGACGGCGGAACCGTCACTCAAGCGACTAACAAAAGTACAGCCGTAACGCTGAACACTTTGTCTGGTCAGATCACAATGAACAATGCAGCTTTAGCAGCAGCAGCCGAGGTAAGTTTTACACTTACTAACAGCAAGATTGCTTCTACTGATGTTGTTATTGTGAATCATTCTTCTGCTGGTACAGCAGGATCATATTTAGCTCAAGCAAATACACTTGCAGACGGAAGTTGTAAGATTTCTGTTTCTAACGTATCTGCTGGTTCTTTATCTGAAGCAATTGTTTTATCTTTTGCTCTTATCAAAGGTGCTTCAAGCTAATGTCAATGTACGCTTTTAGGCGTATGAGGGAGCAAAATGAGGCTGCTAAACAAGCGGCCTCAGCTCTTTTAGAGAAGCCAAAACCCAAACGCAAGCCAAGAGCAAAAAAAACAGAGGTAGAAAATGGCGATCAGTCTTGATGCAACTGTAGGCGGTGCATCCGCTAATACTTACATCACCCGTTCTGATGCAAACTCTATTGTTGAGGGTTTGGTGTTAGATGCTGACGTTCAAGCATGGGACACATCCTCAACTGATAATCAAAACAGAGCTTTATATACAGCAGCGCAAAGGATTGATAGAGAAAGATTTTTAGGTGCAAGGGTAGCTGATACTCAAGCACTTCAATGGCCGAGGTCAGGAGTAAGAAAACCTGATACCTATACAAACCTTTATGGCTTAAGTTTTCCTAATCGTTTAGTTGCTGATTATTACACTGATACAGAGATCCCAGACAGGGTAAAAAAGGCTCAAGTTGTTTTAGCTGTTTATTTAAATAATAATCGTGATGCTTTAGGACTATCAGGACTAGAGAATTTTAATGCTGTTGCTATTGGTTCAATTAATGTAACACCTCGTTTCTTTGGGGCGGTTGGTGCTGATCAAGTGCCTCCATTGTTTCAAGAATACCTGAATGGGATTAGAATCAGCACACCAGCAAACATTTCAATCAAAAGGGCTTAATTATGGGTTACGGTTACGACTATCCAGCAGGCATTATTATTACAGATACAAATGCCCATACAGGCAGGTTTGGCAAAGTTCATTGCTTAACTGCTGCTGAGGCAACTTTTGTTGCTGAGAATCTTACAGAGAACGGATCATCTACTATTAACGGGATCACAATGGGCGTTGGCTCTGAAGTTTGTGGAGTTATCACAAGTATTACTCTTGCTAGTGGTCAAGTTATCGCTTATTCCTTGTAATGGGTATTGCTTCTTCTCTAAAAAAAGCAGCTTCTAACACATTGAAAGCGTTAGGTGGTTCTGTAACAATTAGAAAAGTAACGGCTGGAAGTTATAACACAACAACAGGAGCGATCAGCGAAAGCACAGCAGATACAGTTGTTAATGGTGTTCTTTCTGATGTTGGCAATTCTGAGGTTAATGATTTAATTCAGGCACAAGATAAGGTTTGTGTTATTTCAGCAGGTGATTTGGATTATGTGCCAACACCTAAAGATCGTGTTGTAATTAGTTCAGTTGTTTATCAGATTGTGCAGATCAACACCGATGAACAAAATAACATTCCAATTGCTTTTACTTTGTTTTTGAGGTCGTAATGACTGGAACTAGAAAAATAAGGATTGATCAAATAACTGATGTAATGGATGAGGCGGCACAGTTGTTGGTAAAAGTAACAACATTAGAATGGACGGCAAGGGTAAAGAAGGCAACTCCAGTTGATACTGGGCGGCTTAGAAATTCATGGCAAACAGACATCAAAACATATGAAGGAATTATTAGTAATAATTTGGAATATGCAGAACCAGTTGTTTATGGTGAAAACTTGCCGCCATCATGGGGTGGAAAATATCGAACAAGACAACAAACAGTAAAAGGGTATCCAGAAATTATTGGTAAAGAATTAACAAAATGGGCTAAAGATGAATATGAAAAAATTAAAGGAGCAATCTAATGGCAGCCGTTGACTTAAACACAATCAGATCAACTATTGAAGGGCGATTAGCAACAGAGCTTGCAAGTAGCCCTGCCATCCCTGTTGTGTTTAATAATATGGCTTATGACTCAACAGGCGTTGAATCATTTGTCCAGTGTCAAGTTAGTTTTGGTGCAAATGTTTATTTAACTCAATCAAGTGATTCTCATAATAATGTTGTTGGTCTAATTCTTCTAAATACTTACACCCCAGAAGCGACAGGGGCAGGAGCAAATTTAACCATTGCAAAAAGGATAAGAGATTTATACAACCGTCAAACAGTTTCCAGCGTAATCTTTGATGCACCTGTTGGCCCTGAAACATTAACGGGTGCCCCTGATGGTTTTTATCAGACACAGATTAGAATAACTTTTGAAGTCTTTGAAAATCTTTAATCATGGAAATTACAGAAGAAATGCTCGATGCAATCGAAGCTGTAAAGGGTCGCAGGGAGCCAGCTTATTGGGATAATCGTTGCAAGAGATACATGGAAAAAAACAAAACGGCTGTAAAAAATGTAAAAGATACTAAAAAAGGTTAATATACTTGTAATAACTTTTCTTTGTTCACATGACGGCCATTAAGGGAGACGTTGGAAAGATCATGTTTGAAAATGCTGGCGGTACTGAAGCTGACGTTGGACAAACACGATCATGGTCTTTATCAGTTTCTAAAGACACCCACGAAACAACCAAGCAGGGTGACACCTCAAAATCATTTATTGGTGGTTTAATTTCTGGAGAGGGTTCTGTTGAACTTTTATATGATCCAGCAGAAACAGGCGCAGGTTATACAACTTTTATTGATGATGTCATAACAACAGGCGATAATGGTGATGCTCTGTTTGAGTTGTTTCCAGACTCATCGACTTCAGCAAAGAAGATTAGTTTTGCTGGCATTATCACAGGTGCAGAGTATGGAGCAACGCTTGGCGAAACTCAAATTATCAATATTAGTTTTATTACCAACGGTGCAATCACCTCTGTTATTTAATAGCATTAATTAAACAACCCCAAAACCATGGCAACTAAAAGGACACTTGACACCTTAAAGGAGGCGTTCGATTTAAGTAAAAGGCGGAAATTTGATGTAAAAGATGATAATGGGAATGTAGTTATTAGCTTATATTTTAAAGCAATTACACGATCAGACAGAAAAAGAGCAATCGAAAGAGCTGGCTCTGAAGATGCTTTAGTTGTTTCAACACATATGCTTTGTCAATTAGCAGAATTAGAAGATGGGAAAAAGGCTTTTTCACCTGCTGATTTTGGTAATTTACAAACAGAATTACCAGAAAATGTATTAAATGAAATTGAGTTATTTTTGTTTGGTATAAATGCAGAGGCGACAGTTGAAAACGCAAAGGAATCTTAAGGGGGGACAACTGGCTGAATTTTGAGTTTTTCCTTGCAACAGAATTAGGCAAAACAATTAGTGAGTTAAGGGCACAACTCACAGAGGAGGAATTTATTTTTTTTGCTGGTTATTATGATTTAAAATATGATAGAGAAAAAAAGGAGGCCAATGCTTTTAAACGCCGTTCAGGTTATAGTTAAGCTAGTCAGAGTGTAGTTGTGGCAGTCTCAAATGTAGAACTAAGAGTTGACGCAAAGCAAGCAATAACTGCTTTAAGATCTGTTGACGTACAAGCAAATAAATTTAATAAAACAGTTAATGGTACTCAAAGCAAATTAAGAGATGCAAACAAAGGATTAAGCGTTTTACCTAAAGGATTTTTTGCAACTGGTAACGCTGCCAAGGGTGCAGCAGTAGGGGTTGGAGTTCTTGGCGCAGCGATGCAAAGCGCACTGTTACCCCTTCTAGGAATTACAACGGCTGTTGCTGCTTTTACTAAAGCTTTTCAAGTATTACAAGCACAAGATTTTGCTAGTGCAAAAGTCAAGACCTTGGGGGTTGATGTTGATACCTTAAAACCAAAATTAAAATCTTTATCTAATGAATTAAGCGGTCAAGCATCGTCTTTAGATTTGCTTTCAGCTTCTTATGATGTTGCCTCTGCTGGCTTTGGTGAAGTGGCAGAGCTTACAGATGTTTTAACTGCCTCACAACTTGGAGCCACAGGTGGTTTTTCAGGTCTTGGCACTGTTGCTGATGCAACTACTTCTGTTTTAAATGCTTATGGGTTGGAATCCGAGAAAGCAGCAAAGATTGTTGATGGATTCGTTCAAACACAAAATGACGGTAAAATTATTGTTGAACAATATGCTCAGCAAATAGGTCGCCTTGCTCCAGTAGCTGCTGGCGCAGGTGTGGGAATAGATGAATTGAATGCTGCCATCTCAAGTGTTACCGCCACCGGTGTTCCTGTTGAATCTACTTTTGCAGGGTTGAGAATGGTAATAGCATCTATTCAAAAACCTTCTGCCGAAGCATCAAAAGCTGCTGAAAAATTAGGGGTAGATTTTAGTGCTACAGCATTAAAAACAAAAGGGTTAGGTGGAGTCCTAAGCGAATTAATAGAGAAAGGTGGAGCAAGTGAAGAAATGCTCGCAAAGTTTTTTAGATCTGTTGAGGCAAGAACAGCAGTATTGCCTTTATTAAATGACGAGTTAGTTTCCTTTAATAAGAATCTAGAAAATCAAGCAAATGCTCAAGATGTTGCTGCCAAGGCAGCCTTTACAGCGTCAAATACAATTCAAGGACAACTGACAAGACTAGGTTCTGCATTTACAAATTTAACAGCCGAGGGATCAGAATTTGGAATCCTTATTAGAGAAAGTTTAAAAATTGCTGCTGTAACAGTAGAGGCTCTTGGAAGTGCGTTCGAGCTTGTGATGATTCCTGTAAGGTTTGTTAGTGCGGCAGTTGGAGAGGTAGGAAAAGCTATTGCTGAAGCAATGGGCGTTGATGCGACTAATACTTTATTTGAATTAGAACAAGGTTGGATAATGGTCAAGGAAGGTGTTACGCAATTCTCTAATGCAGTAATAAATGTAGGTAAAACTGTGGGTACAATTGTGGGTACAATTATTAAAGCTGTAATAGGTGCTTTTAAAAAAATTAATGATTTTATTAATAGTAACCCTGTTCTTAAATTTATATTTGGAGTTGCAAAACTTCCTACTTTAAAAGTAAATGTTGATACTAATTTAGAGGCTGTTAATCAATTAAAAGAAGGCGTTGAGAGTACTGCTATAGCATCAAATAATATTGTTAAAAGTAACTTAAAAAATAAACAAGTAATTACAGAGACAACAGACAAAATAAACCAACAAAAAGAAGCGGCAGACAAACTAAAAGATAAATTTATGGAAATAGGCCAAGATATTGAACAGGGAATAGTGTCAAATTTAACAGATGCAGTTATGGGAACAAAAACATTAGCTCAATCTGCTATTAGTGTATTAAATCAGTTAAAACGAAAATTAATAGAAGTTGCTATTCAACAGGCTGTCTCTGGTATAGGAAAAAAGATTGGTGGTTTTTTAGGTTCTGTTTTTGGTGGTGGTAAAGCAGCAGGGGGCTCAGTAAAGGCAGGGAAAACGTATCTTGTAGGAGAGAAAGGGCCAGAGCTGTTATCAATGGGGGCTCAGTCTGGATTCATAACACCAAATAACAAATTAAGCGGCGGCGGCACTAGTAATATTGTTAATGTTTCAGTTGATGCCTCTGGCTCGGCGGTTTCTGGTAACAATGCAGATGCACAACAATTAGGAGCTTTAATTGGTGCAGCCGTTCAGAATGAATTAATTAAAGAAACACAACCAGGAGGACTATTAGCAAGATAAAATGGCAACTTTTCCCTCAATCAACCCGACATACGGGCAACGCAAAACAAGCCAGCCCAAGGTAAGAACAACCCAACTAGGAGATGGGTACGAATTTCGCACAATGATGGGCTTGCCTTTGACGCAAGATCCAAAAACTTTTGATCTTGTATTTACAGTTAGCGAAACAGAAGCAGATGTTATTGAGGGATTTTTGAGAAGTCGGGCGCAAGACCAAGCAAGCTTTACTTTTACACCTCCAGCAGAAGGGTTTACCAAGACAGGGACATATTCTCAATCAGGTACAACCGTTACTATTACAGTCACAAATCATGGGGTTGCTTTTGCTGATCTTTTGACAATTGATTACACCTCTGGCTCCGCAACAGATGGAGATTTTGTTGTTGCCACGGTGACAGATGACAATGTTTTTACAGTGACAGCAGCAGCAAGCGCAACGAATAGCGGTAATGTTTCAATCACTCTTTCAGGTGCAGGGCAATATGTTTGCCAGTCATGGACTAAGACAATACCCTATGTGAATAGAGCTGTTATTAATTGCACTTTTAGAGAAGTGTTTGAACCATAAATTATGGCGATACCTGTCTCAGATCTTCAAAAAATAAATCCTAGTTCAATAATTGAACTTTATTCGATGACGTTGGTTAGTGCCTTACATGGTTCAACAGATGTTCATAGGTTTCACTCAGGTGTTGGGATGAATAGCAACGCTTCAATTATTTGGCAATCAAATACTTATGATCGTTTTCCTGTTCAGGCAACAGGGTTTGAATATACAGGGGTAGGAAGATTACCAAGACCAATGTTGACTGTATCTAATATATTAGGAACCATAACGGCTTTAATGGCTGCTGTTAATGCAACGACTCCTTTTAATGATTTACAGGGGGCAAAAATAATTAGACATAGAACTATGGCGGCTTTTTTAGATGCTGCTAATTTTCCCAATAATCAAAATATTTATGGCACCCCCTCAAGTTCTACAGAATTACCACAGGAAATTTATTATATTAACCAAAAACTTTTAGAGAATAGAGAACAGGTTCAATTTGAATTAGTAAGTGCCTTAGACCTTCAAAATGTAAGGGCACCAAAAAGACAAGTTACAAGACAAGATTTCCCTGGCGTTGGTACATTTGTAAACGCATGAGTTGGAAAGACCAAGCTGTTATTCATGCAGAAGCAGAGGCACCAAAAGAATCTTGTGGATTGTTGGCACTAATAAAAGGAAAAGAAACTTATTGGCCTTGTAAAAATCTAGCTGAAACAGCATCAGAATATTTTGTCATTAATCCAGATGATTGGGCTGATTGTGAAGATGAAGGCGAATTAATTGGCATTGTCCATTCACACCCGTTTGGGGCTGCTGTTCCCTCTGAACCTGATAAAGCATCTTGTGAACATTTAGGTTTACCATGGTTTATTTATAGTGTTCAGCACAAAGATTGGATTTCTTTTGAACCGTCAGGTTATCAAGCAGGACTTTATGGCAGAACGTGGATCTGGGGTAAGCATGACTGTTGGACTCTTATCACAGATTTTTTCAAGCAAGAAAAAAATATAAATATTCCATATACACCAAGACCAAAAAATATTAAAGAGTTTTCAAAAAATCCTTTATTTGAAGCAACCTTGCCAACATTAGGATTTAAAGAAATAGACAAAAATGAAATAGAGCCTTATGACGTTTTGTTAGTTGAAGGGCCAGAAAAGAAATTAAGTCATGCAGCTCTTTACATAGGAGATCAAACAATTTTGCACCATAATATTGGTCAGTTGAGCTGTAGAGAAAATTATGGCTTAAAATATATAGAAGCCACAAAGAAGGTTTATAGATATGGAACTTAAAACAATAAGAGTTTATGGAAGACTTAGAAAGTTTTTAGGCCAATCAAGTTTTAAGGCTGTTGCTGCTAGTCCTGCTGATGCAATGCGTTTTTTGCTTTGTAATTTTCCAAAGCTTGAGAAACACATGATGGATCAGTTTTATAAAGTAAAGATGGGAGGATCAGACATTACAGAGGATTCTTTAAATTTAAGAAGTGAAGACGATATTCAAATCATTCCTGTGGCTGTTGGTGCGAAGGATTTTTTTGATTCAACAATAGGAAAAATTGTGACAGGTGCAGTTCTTATTGCAGCCCCTTATTTAGCCCCAGCCGTTCTAGGAGCTGGAGCAACAGGAATTGGAGCCGCTATTGGAACAGCTATGACCAGTATTGGAGTATCAATGGCAATTGGTGGGGTGACTCAAATGCTTACGCCAACGCCGCCGAGTAACTCAGGTGCGTCATCAATGGGTGATGATGATCCATTAGCACAAGGCTCTTATGCTTTTAGTGGAATTACAAATGTAAGTGTTAGTGGCATCCCTGTACCTATTATTTATGGTGAGGTCTTTACTGGTTCGATTGTGATTAGTTCAGGCGTTGACACCGTACAAATTGAGGGGACGGCGTAATGACGTTAGGTTTTCCTAGGCTTCTTGGCCTTACTGATCCTGATCTACCAAAAGAAACTCTTTCTTCAAAACAATTTTCAACAATCGTTGAGGTTTTAGGGGAGGGCGTTATTGCTGGTTTTCCATCTGCTTTAGATGCAGGACTAACGCATGGTACAACCGCTTATACAAACGCAAGTCTTAAAGATACTTTCTTAAATGGCACTCAAGTTTTACAATCATCAGCCAGCAATTCAAGCCCTGCTGACTCTGATTTTAATTTTCAAAATATAACTTTTGGATCAAAACTAGGAACTTCAGATCAGACAGCAATTAGTGGTATTTCTGAGATTGAAACAGAAATTGGTGTTGGTGTTGCTGTTACTCAATCAACTCCAGTTTCAAGAACTTTGAACTCTGGTAAAGATGCTGTCAGGGTTACAATAGGTTTTCCAGCTCTTCAAGATTTTCAAGATAATGGAGATATTAACGGTGCAGAGGTAGCCTTAACTATTCAAGTTATTGATGCAAACGGAACTGTTGCAACTCCTATTACTGACACTGTAAAAGGTAGAACAGCAAGCCCATATTTTAGAGATTATAAAATTAGTTTTCGTTCAACTACACTTGTTCAACCTTATACCATAAGAGTCAATAGAACAACAGCCGATAGCACAGAGTCCACCTTGCAAAATGCAATGCAATGGACTTCCTACACAGAAATTATTCATGAGCAAAATGCTTATGCAAATACGGCTTATACAGCAATTAGGTTTAGTGCTGAAACTTTTCCGGCCATTCCTCAAAGGATGTATAAGGTTAGGGGAACTTTAATCAAAATTCCTCATAACGCCACAGTTAGAGCAGATGGATCGCTTTCATATTCAGGGGTTTTTAATGGCACATTCAAAGCAGATAAAGCTTACACAAATGATCCGGCATGGATTCTTTACGACCTTTTAACAACTTCAAAAGGCTTTGGTGATCAAATAGCAGAAAGCCAGTTAGATGTTTATAGTTTTCAATCCGCAAGCGCATATTGTGGAACACAAGTTGATGATGGGCTTGGCGGTACTGAACCAAGATTCGCAACAAATGTAGTTATTAGAAACTCGCAAGATGCATATTCTCTTATCAATAGTCTTTGCTCGGTTATGAGGGTAATGCCTTTTTACTCGGCAGGAGTAATCAACATATCTCAAGATCGGCCTGCTGATCCTGCATATTGCTTTAATTTGTCTAACGTTACTCAGGCAGGTTTTGCTTATAATAGTTCAGCTAAAAATACAAAATTTAGTGTTGTAAATGTTTCTTATTTTGATAATGAGACTCAAACAATTGATCATGAAACAGTAGAAGATTCTGACTTGATTACAAAATATGGGGTGAATGTAAAAAATATAAAAGGATTCGCAACAACATCAAGGGGGCAGGCTAACAGACTTGCAAAGTGGTTTTTATATACCCAGTCAAATGAAGGGCAGGTCGTTACTTTTACAACAACAATTGATGCAGGTGTAATTGTTAGACCTGGTTCTGTAATTCAAGTTCAAGATCCTGTAAAGGCAGGAGTAAGGCGTGGGGGTAGGGTTAAAACAGGTGTTTCAACTACTCAAGTAATTGTTGATGATTCAACTGATACAGATTTAACAACAGTTGGAGATGCAACCCTTTCTGTAATACTCCCTGACGGGACATTAGAGACAAAAAGTATATCTACAATTTCAGGCTCAACAATCACTGTTAGCTCTGCTTTTTCTGCTGTTCCTCAAGCAAATACAGCATGGGTTTTAGAAAATGTAACTATTGAGCTTCAATTATTTAGAGTGATTAGCATCACTGAAAGTGCAGAATTAAATTATCAAATTACCGCTGTTGCTCATAATCCAAACAAATATGCTTTTGTAGAAGATGGCACAGCCTTACCAGCAAGAGTTATTACAACTTTGACGGCAATCAAGGCAGCTCCTACATCGTTAACAGCAACAGAGCAAATTGTTGTTTTAAATAATAGAGCTGTTTCTAAATTGTTTGTTCAATGGGAACCAGTCGCAGGGGTAACTGAATATAATATCCAATACAGATTTAATAATGAAAATTACATAAGTGAAAGAATCACAAGATCAGATCTTACGATTTTTGAAACATTAAATGGAACTTATGAAATAAGAGTTTTTAGTATTAACGCATTAGGAAAACCAAGTACAACTCCAGCAACAACAACAATCACAACAGTTGGAAAAACAGCAGTTCCTTCTGATGTTCAGAATTTATTTATTGAACCTATATCAGATCAATTTGTAAGATTACGTTTTGACAAATCAACAGATGTTGATGTGTTACATGGTGGAAACGTAGTTATTAGAAGTTCAAATTTAACAAGTGGCGCAACCTTTACAAATGCAGTTGATGTCTTACCAGCTCTTAGTGGAAACGTAAATGAAACAATAGTACCTAACATTGTCAATGGTACTTATATTTTAAAATTTCAAGATGACGGCGGAAGGCTGAGCAGTGGAGATGCTTCTGTTGTTATGTTGCAAACAGAACCCGATGTATTTCCTAAATTAACAGTATTAACAGATCGAGAAGATACAGACAGCCCACCATTTGCAGGAGCTAAAGTTGATTGCTTTTTTAGTGATGAAGTTAATGGGCTTGTTCTTGGCTCCTTAGAAGAATTAGACTCTGTTGCTGATTTTGACGCAATTGCTGATTTTGATTTTCTAGGAGCTGTTGATATTACAGGTGGTTCATACGAATTTGCTAATACTTTAGATTTAGGTGGAAAACAACCATTACATCTAAGAAGGCATATTGTTTCACAAGGTTATTATCCTAATGATCTAATTGATAAAAGGACTGCAAATATTGATACATGGACTGATTTTGATGCAGCAACAGCCTTTAATGTGGGAGCAAAGTTATTAGTAGCAACAACTGATTCTGATCCTGATACTTCAACTTCTGGAACTTATGCACAATCAGGAACAACAATCACAGTTACAAAATCATCTCATGGTTATTCTGTAGGTAGTTTTGTAGTTCTTGACTTTACCTCTGGTAATGGTGTTGATGGTAATTATCAAATTCAAACAGTTCCTAGTACAAGCACATTTACATTGACAGCTACTTCAAGCCAAACAACAAGCGGTAACTGCACCTACAGCGCAGAATTTAGCCAGTTTAATCCTTTTGTTAATGGTTCTTATATTGCGAGAGGTTTTAAATTTAGGTGTGAAATGGATTCTGACGATCCAGCGCAATCTATTGAAATTGATCAGTTAGGTTACACAGCAGAATTAAGCAGCAGAACAGAAACAAGTTTAGGTAATGCAGGCGCAACAAATGGGCTTATAGCCTCTGGAACATCTAGTAAAACAGTAACCTTCACCAATAGTTTCTTTACAGGCCAATCAGGAACAAGTATTGCAGCTAATTCTGTTTTACCTTCTATTGGGATAACAATAGAAAATGCTCAATCAGGTGATTTCTTTGCTTTATCCTCTATAAGTTCAACTAATTTTGTTATAGATGTAAAAAATGGATCTAGCTTTGTTAATAGAAATTTTAAATACTCAGCAACTGGATTTGGTCGGGGAAGCTAAAAACAAGCGGTTAAGATATACTAAAAAGAAACAAAGAGTAGACAATGGCAACCCACGATTATGTTATTGATAACTCCACGGGAGCGAACGTTCGTAGTGATTTAAATAATGTATTGCAAGCGGTATTAACAAATAATAGCTCTGGTTCAGCTCCCTCAACAACTGCTGCTTATATGCTGTGGGCTGATACTTCAAACAGTATCTTAAAAATGAGAAACTCAGCCAATGATGGTTGGGTTGACCTGAGAACCCTTACAGGTGGTATTACCTCTTCAGCAGATGCAACCATAAATAGTGTTGCTGTAGGTAAAGGTGCAAACTCTGTAGCTGGTAACACTGTTCTTGGAGAAAGTGCTTTAGATGCTTCTGTTACTGGTGGAAATAATACTGCTATTGGGAAAGAATCATTAACAACGTTAACCTCTGGAACTAACAACACAGCCGTTGGAAAAGATGCTTTAAAGGTCAACACAACAGGAACACAAAACACTGCTGTTGGTGCTAGCACTTTAGGAGCAAATACCACAGCAAGTTACAACACAGCAATAGGATATCAAGCAGCTCTTGCTAATACTACGGGGGCTCAAAATACCGCACTTGGATACTATACTCTTGTTGCTAATACAACAGGTGCTAACAACACTTCTATTGGTTCACAATCTTTAGCTGCAAACACAACTGCCGATAATAACACTGCTGTTGGAGTTCAAGCATTGAATGCAAACACAACTGGATCTACTTGTGTTGCTGTTGGTCTTCAAGCATTATATAAAAACACAGACGCTTCTGAAAATACTGCTGTTGGTACTTATGCGTTATATGAAAATACTACAGCTACACGAAACAGTGCTGTTGGTCTTTCTGCTTTACAGAACAACACAACAGGTGCTAACAACACTGCAATTGGATACCGTGCTTTAGATGCAAACACAACTGCCGATAATAACACTGCTCTTGGTTATGACGCATTAGGTGCAAACACAACTGCAAGTAATAATACTGCCGTTGGTGCTTATTCTTTAGATGCAAATACAACAGGTATTGGAAACAGTGCACTAGGCACCTCTGCATTATCAGCAAATACAACAGGACAAGCAAACACAGCCATTGGTAAAGATGCTTTAACAGCAAACACAACTGCTAGTAATAACACTGCTGTCGGGAAGGCTTGTTTAACTACAAACACAACAGGAGCTAGTAACACTGCCGTAGGTACTGAAGCATTAACTACAAACACAACTGGTGCTAATAATTGTGCTATCGGAGTAAGTGCTTTAAGTGCAAACACAACTGGATCTAAAAATGTTGCTCTTGGTACAGGTGCATTAATTGCAAATACAACCGCAAGTGATAATACTGCTGTTGGATATAATTCACTTTACGCAAACACAACTGGAACGTCAAATACCGTGGTAGGGGCTAGTGCTTTAGGTACTAATAGTACAGGAGATAATAACACTGCTATTGGGAGTGTTGCCTTACTTGTAAACACAACAGGCACTCAAAACACAGCAGTTGGTGCTTCAGCTTTATTAGCTAATACAACGGCTGAAAATAACAATGCTGTAGGTTATAAAGCATTAGAAGCAGTCACTACTGGTAACGGAAATAATGCTGTAGGTTCTACTGCATTGATGAGAGTAACTACTGGAGGAGCTAATTCTGCTATAGGTTACGGTGCAGGCGATCACATCACAACTGGTGTACGTAATGTATGTATAGGTGGTGAAACTAATACAAAAGTAACAACAGGTGATGATAATTTTGCTTTGGGTTATGGTGCTCTACCAAATCTAACTACTGGTAATGGAAATGTATCTCTTGGAGATACTACTGCAATTGGTACAAGATTATTTGATGTAACTACTGAATCTGATCGATTAATGGTTGGTCATCATAATATTGATTATGCATACGTTAAAGTTGACTGGACAATTACATCAGACGAAAGAGATAAAATAGACTTTGGTACTGTTCCACATGGACTTGATTTTGTCAATAATCTTACACCTAAAAGTTATTGGATGAGAAAAGATAGAGGAAGTGATGAAAAAAGTGGCCCTCAACATTATGGTTTTGTTGCTCAAGACGTTATGGCATTAGAGGGTGATAATCCAGTTATTATTGATAATGAAACACCTGAACATCTTAAATATAAAGGAGAACATTTAGTTCCTGTCTTAGTAAATGCAATACAAGAATTATCCGCAAAAGTCACAGCCCTCGAAGCAGGGTAGACTTTAACCATTCACTTTTATTTTCATGGAAGAAAGAACAGCAGAAGAGATAGCAGCAATTTTTGCTGCTGCTGGTGATAGCGTCACTTTGATTAATACAGATACAGAAAAAACAGACAATGAAACAGAAACCGAGTGGAAAGAACGAATTCAAAGGAACGTAGATCACCTTGAACTAATCAAGGCGTATAAAAAAGTAGATGGCAGTACATCTATCTGGACAACTGAAAGTTTTACAGCCATAGATGCTGCAATCGTTACAGGTAAAAAAGTTTATTCCTAATATGGAGATTCAAAAAAAAATAGAAGAGCTTAGCCTTGAAAGGCAAAAGCTAACTGTTGTTTTGCATGAGTTAACAGGTGCAATAAAAATCTTAGAGCAGCAACTCATTGAGCAATCTGAGACTGTTGAACAGAAAGAGATTGTCCCACAAGATACAGAGGAAACAGAGGCAGAAGCCCAATAGTTAAAATTAAGCTAGTGTGACCAATAGCTTTTAAAATTGCGTCTCTAATCATGCAAAAAATTCTAAACATTATCAGTGTAATCTCTTTTGTACTTGTGGCAGCGATCACAGGAGGTGGGGTGTTTGGTTATTTCTGGATTACAAATGAAAAAAACCAAGAGAAACTAAAGCAGCAATTGATTGAACAAGTAACAGGATCATTAAAGATGCCAGATCTTTCTGGCCCTGTTCTTCCTACTGCTGCACCTCCAGCATTGCCTAAGTTTTGACAGAGATTCCCAAAATAGGAGTTAATTCTATTGGGATTGAACCAGTAAGAACTTATATCATTAACGCTCCAAAAATTAATACTCCTAATGTCCCTGTGGGTGCTCCTATGGGTTTTCCTGTTGTTAATATTCCTGGCTGTGTAGAAGCAAGACGATCTTATGAAAATGAAAATCTAGTTACTAATGATCCTGATGGAAATTTAGTTCTGTGTGATGCACAATATCCGTCCTATGACGCAATGAATTATGTGCCTGAAGAACTTATCTACACAGAAGAATCAAAACCTCAACGATACGACT